TTTTATACCTGCCATAATATTGTTTTAAAAATGGGGTTTCTGACGTTATCTCCACCCCTCCATAGTTTTTATTTAAAAAGGAAGATCTCCATCTACATCTGCATCATCTTGTGGGTCAACCGTAGGAGTTGAGGATTTCGGTGAACCGATTGTTTCTTCAGCTGTTGAATTTGATACCCATTTGCCGCTTGGAGTATCCCAACGTGGAACTTCACCTTTAGCAATCATGTCTAAATAATCTTCTCCTTTTCTTGAGTAAACATCAGCCCATGTTAATTCATCGTCAACCCATGTTTTAGCGACATCGGCATCTGTATGTAATGGACTTTGGTCGTCATTTAATACTGAATTGATAACGGTATATTCTTTACCTTGACCTGATTTGGTTAATGCTAATGATAAAATTAAATCACGTCCTTTTGTTGTATCGGTAACATCACCTTTGTTACGGAAGATTGGGAAGATTTTATCAATAACACCATCACCTTTATAATTATGTTTAAATCTCCAAAACTTAACTCCATCTGATTCATGGTCACGGTCAATTACTTTTACGATATAAAATTTACGAGAACGGTATGTTCTTGCTAATTCTTTATCTGATTCAACACCCGTTGCCATTAAAGCATCTTTTACTTCATTTAATGGGGAACGTTTTCCTTCTTGTGCTGGGTCATATAATTTTACCCATTTTCCGTCTACCTGAACTTCATGAAAGAAAACTTCATTAAATGGTGATGAACCATCTTTAGTTGGTAAAATACGGATACGTCTTTCTTCACCTTTACTACCTTTTGATAATACAGTTGTGAAATAACGTTTTAATCTGTCTTCTGAAGACATCTTGTTTGTGTTGCCGCTTGCGGCATTTTTGTTTTGTTCGTACTGAGCAAGTACTGCGTCAAATGTACTCATAGTTTAAAATTTAATTTATAAAATTGTTATACTATAATATACATAAAAAAACCCAGACTATGAAATCTAGGTTGAATTATTTTAAAAATACTTTTAATTACCAACTAATAGTGTAAGAAGGGTATGTTCCAAAATCATATTGTTTTTTTGTAACACTATAACCCCCACTCAATATTGATCCAGTAACTGTATCGTTGATATAGTTTCCGTCAATTGTAACGGAAAATAAACCGTTAAGTGTTGCCCCTGTTACTACTGAATTTACATATGTTAGACCAGTTAGTGCATTAATTGAGGCTGTACGAGATGTTGATGCGTTTTGTAATGACATTTCTTATATTTTTTTTATTCTAATGTTAATAGATATGTTATTCTATTTAAAAGTCCCAAAATTTCATCACGAATATTCAATATGTCCGTGTCTTTTGAGTCAAACTCTTCGGTCCATTGTATTAAAGCATCTTTAGATGTTTCTAACATTTCTTTTAAATCTAATTCACTTAAATTAACAAGGTTAATAGTTTTATCTTCTTCCTCCAATTTAAATCTACCGTACTTACCCATAGCGGTCTCTGCGAATGTATCAGTTAAGTCAATCAATTTATTAAAAAGTTTATCAAATGCTTTATGTCTTGCATAACTTTTAGTTTGCCAATGATTAATTTTTGTCTGATTTTGAAGTTCCATAAGGAACTTTATCTTAGAAGCTATATTCATCTTCTTCTTCTTGTGGGTTAAATGTTTTTCCGATTTGGGTGTCGTAATTTGTTATATCGTTTTTGGTTAAAACATATTCGTTTTTACCTGTTTTTCTCATTTCATCTTGTTTATGATTAAAAAATTCTTGTGGTTTTTCGTTAAATGGGTATGAATCCAATGAACGCATTTCCAATTTTTCAACTGGTGTTTCAGGTTTCATTGCTTGAACTTTAGCACCTAACTCATCAATTTTAGCCATAACTTGATTCATTTCGCCAAGTTTTAATTCTAAATCATTAAGTTTTGTAAAAACATCGTCCATCTTGTTCAAAACAGATGTATTATCTTGTGTATGATTTTCCAAGTCTTTTTTAATACTTTTTGTCATATCAACTAAATCGGTAATGTCTAATTCTTGTGTATCAGATTCAGGTAAAGCCGCAGGTGCCGCCGTATCTGTAGGTGCCTCCGCCGCTGGGTCAATTGGTGGAACTTCCGCATTTGGTGCTGGTGGTACAGCGGCTGGATCAACCGGTGGTGCATCTTGTTCCATAATCATCGTTTTACCATACTTATTGATGGCATTATAACGACTTAATTCTTCTTGTAATTTTTGTTCTAACATGGCTTAATCTTGTAATAATTGTCTTCCGTCGTTTGTAACGTATTTTTTATTTATTCTTTCTACTATTCCGTCTTTTTCTCTGATTGTGTAACACTCCCCTGTTACTAAATCACACTCTTCTCTTTCCATACCGTCTTGAGATACTGTTTTAACCTTTTTAGGGTTTAAAAACTGATCTACGGTATTGTTTAATCTATTGTTTTCCATAAAGGTTTTTTATATAAATATCTATATTATTATTAATATCCAGCTTCCATTGTAAAATAAACCACATCACCATCATTAAGACCTAAACTACTCATTAAATTTTTTGATAGACCAATACCAAATCCAACAACTCCGGGTCCTTTATGTACTGGTCCTCTAAGACTATTTGAATTTACTGTTGTTGTACTCTTATCAATTGGGGGGACAATAATGGTTTTTTTTGTTTTTGGATTAATAAATGTTGTTTTAGCGGATATAATAAAATCTGACGATACTCCTAAATCAAATTTTATAGCATAAAAATTTAACTTATCGTTTGGTTCTTTTTTAATATCATTCCATATTATATTTGTATGATTAGGGTCATTTGAAACGGGCTTTTTCTTTTCTACTCTAGCTAAAACTGACATTTCAATAGTATCATCAATAACATAATTTTTACCTCCCATAACACAAGCAACCGCTCTGAAATAAGTTTTATTTCCAACTTGTTTGTTTTTAACTTGTACAATATATTTTTCAGTATTATATCCACCCCAAGAAACACCGAATTCATTTTCACCTGACGTTAATTCTATTTTTTCACCATTAGTGATTGTAGTTCCCGTATCAATTAAGAATGAGCCATTTTCTGTTTGTATTATTGTTTCTTTAGATTTTGGACTGCCCGGTACCGTTGTTTCATCTTTAACCTTTGTTGTTGCTGCTTTAGAAATTTTATCAAACAATACTCTGAAACTTGAATAAAATGAGTCTTTAGGGTTAGGTAAAGATTGGTATGGTATTCTTGTTCCTTTAAATGTTGTTGTTATATTACCTGGTCTAATACTATGTGATACGTCAGTAATCCAATATGAACCCCTAAACATTGGAATATTTTTAAGATAGAAATACATTGTTGGTTGAATCATAACATTACCCATCATTGTAACATCACACGTATAGGACCTCAATCTATATGTGTCAAATAAACTTGTGTCCATTTGTCCTACACCTGAACCAGATTCTGATCTACCCATTTGTTCAAGTGCGGCCATAGATTCTGACGTTTCTCTTTGTGATGATTGGTCTAATGTAATACCTTTGAACATGGATTGATTTTCATCACCGGCACTAACTTCAAATGCAACTACTTTATTAGATTTATATAAATCACCTAAATTGGTATTATTCTCTAATGTATAAATTAATGGACTTTGTGCGTTTTGAAATAAATTTCCACTATCGTTTTTAAATTTATTCTCTTGTTGTTCAATATCGGTCATTTCTAATTGTTTAGAAGTTGGTCCCGTGTATTGAATAATAATTTTAGGTGAAGATTCTTGATAATCAACATCTAAAAATGTACCAAATATATTTTGTGCAACTTTTTTAGATGGGGTAGTTTTTGATTTTGTTGAAAAGTTCGTACCATAAAAATTAACATATGCAGGTAAAGCCCTCATATCAAAACCAGTACCTTGAATCAACATTGATATTACACTATATAAATCGGCCTTATCATTTTTAGGGTCTTCTAATGATAATAATTTATCCAAACTAAGATAAGCCACATCGCCAATATCTTTATTTGCTTTATCTAAAAATAAAAACTCTTCCATTAATGACCTATATCCTAATGAATTACCTGCAACCCATTTATCGTTAAAAATTTTAAAATAATTATACTCCTCAAGTTTTAAGGTTGTATCTTGGTATCCACTGAATACGGTTAATTGATTAAGATTAGCATTAGTTTGTGGTAATGAGGGTAATTGTGTTATTAATCTATCTAAATATGTACCCAATCTTACATCAGCCCTGTCTAAAATATTTTTTATATATAATTGAAAATCTTTTTTATTAGTAAAATTACCTCCAGCAAAAATTTGTATTAATGGTCTAAATAATAAAATATTTTCTTCACTCAATTCAACATCATTTGTTGAAAAAAACTTTAAATACTTTCCGTCAATGTCTTCTCCGAGGTATAACTTAATAAAAGGTATATTACCTGATTGTTGTAATTCATTATATAGGTTATATTTTAAAGTACTCATATTTGAATTAACAAATCCATACCAAATATATGGTGATATTTCTTTACTATTTCCTAATGTAAGTTTAATTAAATTATCTGAACTTAATATTTTACTTGTAATAGTTTTTAAATTATTAGCTTGTTGTGTTTTTAATACTCCCACTAATGAATTTTTATCCGTAGGGTCTGTTGATTGTATTTTTACCGTAACAATGTCTTTTAATAAGTCTTGAAATTTTTGGTAACTAACAATATGTGTACTATTTGTTCCTGAATATGGTTGAAATTTGTAATATGGAATTTCATCATTAATTTTTTCCGTGGCAAAATCTAAAAAACAATTTTCAAATTCTTCTAATATTGATGGATTGAATGTGGCTATTAAATCTATTACTTTTCTATAATCTGAACTTAAAGCATATTGATTATCATTTATTTTTGGTACTGTACTAATATAACTTCTATTGTACTGTGAGTAATTGGAAAATGTTTTTCCACTAAATTCTGTTGTTAGTAATTCATCTTGCCATATTACTCTATAGGATGATTGGTCTTTTTGGTTAAATCCAAAACTATTAAAAGTTTTATTTGTTAAATTAACAATTGAGTTATCTCCAACCGATGGTAATAATGTGTAAAAAGCATCTTTTGAAACAATAGTTGAATTATTAACATAATTTGTAAAATATGTAATACCGTCACCAACTGATTTTTGGGTTACGTTTGTTGTACCGTTTGTTATAGAATCAAAATAATCAGTATTACCTAAATTAACACTATAGTTACCGTAACCATTAACAATTTGATTAAATACGGTATCATAAAATGGATGTAATCCAACCGAATCGTTATTACTATATGTAACTTGTTTAAATGGTGTTACAAATGTTTCATATGTAGATCCTGTTTGATTATTATTAAAGAAAGTTTGTCCGTCAATTGATGTGGTTGTGTTTCCTATATTTAAGAAACCATTTAATATATCTTTTCCATCGTTAATAAATGTTTTATATCTATGATATATTGACCCCCATTTAATTATTAAATGATATGGAATATAGTGTGACGCATTAACTTCTCTAAATAAAGAAGACATTCTTACTTTATTAGGGTTTACTAAAATATTACCATTAGAACTAAAGTATGATATTATATTATCTTCTAAATCTAAAAATGGTAATGAATTTAACAAAAGATAAGCGGAACCAACGTATTTCCCAATAGAATTAGTTTTTGAAAAATCTGATAATAGCTGATTATGAAAATATGGTGTGTTTAAA